ACTGGGCCTGGTGCATATGACGGCAGATCGCAGGTCAAGAAAGACCTTGAAGCGATTCAGCTTGCGATTCGCACTCTGATTGCAGGTGGAGCGGTACAGGAATACAAGATTGGCAATCGCAACTTGAAGCGATACGACCTGCCTGATCTGATTCAGCTAGAGGCTCGATATAAGGCGGAAGTTAAACGTGAAGAGCAGGCTGAGCTTATGGCCAACGGCCTTGGCAATCCACGCAACATGTTCGTGAGGTTCAACTGATCATGGGTATTCGCACTCGCGTCATGGGTTTCTTGGGCTTTGGCAAGCCAAACCCAGCTCCAATTTCTCGTCGGGCATATAACGGCGCGATGGTCTCGAGGCTGACATCCGACTGGATGTCGACTCAGGCCAGTGCTGACGCTGAGATCAGAACGAACCTGCGAAAGCTGCGTGATCGTTCACGCGAAATGGTGCGGAATAATCCGTACGCAAGGCAAGCGAAGCGCACAACACAAATCAATGTGATTGGCACTGGCGTCAAGTTGCAGTCGCAAGTGTTGCAGCTAAGAGGAACGAAGCGCGACACCAGAATCAACAAGGAGATTGAGTCGAAGTGGGAAGTTTGGACTCGTGCGGTCCATTGCGATTGTGCAGGCCGCTATAGCTTCCATGAATTTGAGTGGCTTGCTGTTGGAGCGATGTGTGAATCAGGGGAAGCCCTTTTTCGCATTATTAGGCAGCCATTTGGCGATTCAAAGGTGCCTTTGGCGCTGCAGATGCTTGAAAGCGACCTTTTAGATGAGGCTTATCAGGGTGGAACGCTTGCCAAGAAAAATGAATGGCGTAATGGCGTAGAGGTCAACGAATGGGGTCGTCCTGTTCGTTATGCGATTTTGACGCGCCACCCTGGTGATACTTGGTTCCAAGGAACTCCGGATCCAAACAGGAAGCATGTTTTCTTGCCTGCGGATGATGTAATTCATCTATTTATGCCAGATCGCCCTGGTCAGAACCGTGGAGTGCCTTGGTTCCATAGCGTTATGGCGGATGCGCATCAATTGCAGGGGTACGAGGAAGCTGCGGTAATTCGCGCTCGTGCTGGCGCGAGCATCATGGGCTTCATCACCAATAACGAAGGTGAGTTGATTGCTGATGATGTTGAAAACAACCAGCGCATCAGTGAGTTTGAGCCAGGCACATTCAAGTATCTGTCGCCGGGCGAGACGGTAAATGTTCCAAGCATTGATTCACCAGATCAACAGTTTGAGATGTTTGTCAAAAACAAGGTCAGGCGCTTTGCCTCAGGCTTTGGTTGTTCTTATGAGACATTGTCTCGTGATTTCAGCGACACCAACTACAGCAGCAGTCGTTTGAGCTTGCTTGAGGATCGTGAGCATTGGCGTGTAGTGCAGAAGTATCTAGTGGATACGTTCCATATGCGCGTTTATCGCGAGTGGCTAAATCTTGCAGTTCTATCTGGAGAGCTGCAATTTGCAGATTATGAGCTTCGTCCTGAGCGTTATGACCGCCCACGCTGGATGTCTCGCGGCTGGAGCTGGGTTGATCCACTCAAAGAAGTAAGGGCTTACCGCGAGGCTGAGCAAGCTGGTTACATGACGAAGGCTCAAATCATTGCTTATTCGGGCGGTGATTATGACGACAACATCAATGAATTAGCGCGAGAGCAAGAGCTTGCAGCTGATGCAGGGGTGAAGTTGGACAAGGATCTTGATCTAACAGACGAAACTGTGCAGCTTGACTTGCTTGAATCAGTAGAGCCCACACGTAAGCGCGGTAATGGCAAACGTAAACGGAGTTGAGATTGACCTTATGCCTAACGAAGGCATGAGGGCAGAGGCTCAGCGTTACCGCGATTGGAAGGCTGACGGAGAAGGCGGCGGAACTGATGTTGCTCGAACCAGAGCAACTCAAATTCTTAGTGGCAATGAACTGTCGCCTGACACTGTTATCACGATGTCAGCTTGGTTTGCCAGGCATTTGGTTGACAAGCAAGGGCAGGGATATAGCCCTGGCGAAGATGGATATCCAAGCAATGGTCGAGTTGCATGGGCGGCATGGGGAGGTGATCCAGGCAAGTCATGGTCAGACGCACGCGCTGAGAGAATAAAAAAGGCCAGAGAGCGTGCTCATGAAAATGGGCATAATGGGAGCAAAACATCCCAATCCGAAGACACCCTCACCACCAAAGCTATGGAACCTGACACTCAAAGAGCTGCACCAGATGAGCTAAAAGTGGGAGATTATGTTTCCTGGAATAGCTCTGGTGGTCGTGCGAACGGTTTGATTGAAGAGATTGAACGCGATGGAAGCATCGATGTTCCTGACTCAGATTTCACAATCAACGGCACTGCAGAAGATCCTGCTGCTTTGATCTGTCTTTACAGAGATGGAGAGAAGACCGAAACTCGTGTTGGACATCGCTTTAGCACTCTCACCAAGATTGATCCAATCCGTGAGGTTGAGCCTGAGTTGATGGCAACTCGCGACATGCTCGGCGAGCTAATGCAGCGTGCCGAAACGTCTGAGATCCGTGGATTGGATGATCGGACTTTTGAGTTTCCTTTCAGTTCTGAATATCCGGTAAAACGGTATTTCGGCAATGAAGTGCTCAGTCATGAAGATGGCGCACCTGATTTCATGCGTCTAAACGATGGCGCTCCGTTTCTTTTCAATCACGACCCAGACAAAGTTCTTGGTGTTGTTGAGCGGGCTTATCTAGACGATGAGAAAAAGCGTGCTTATGCAAAAATCCGTTTTTCGCGCTCTGATTTTGCCAAACAGTACTTAGATGACGTTAAAGACGGCATTCTTCGTGGCATTTCGTTTGGCTATTCAATTGATGATGCTGAGCAAAGAGAAGATGGAATTGTTGCTACTCGATGGAGCGTGCATGAATTGAGCCTTGTCTCAATTCCAGCAGACCCCACAATTGGTATTGGACGCTCTCTTCTTTCGCAAGAATCAACTATGCCTGAAACCTCACAACCCAAAGCTACTACTATTACTAACGAAGATCCTGTTGCAGAACAGGAAACTCGTTCAGCGGTTCTGACCGCACCAATCCCTACTCCTGTTATGGAAGAACAAACTCCAAACCTGGAGGTGATCCGGTCGGAGGCCAAAAAGGCCGAAAAGGACCGTGTCGCTTCAATTTCAGCCCTGGGAGCCCAGCACAGCATGGGTGACCTAGCGCGTCAGCTCATTGATGGAGACAACTCTCTCGATGAAGCGCGTGCTGCATTCCTCGAAAAAATCGGAACTTCTCAAGTGGAACAGCCAATTCGCTCCACCGATGTCACATCTAACGACATTGGTCTTTCTCAAGCCGAAGTCAAGAACTTCAGTTTTGTTCGCGCTCTGAATTATCTCGCGAACAAAAATGATTCTTCAGCACGTCGTGATGCTGAGTTTGAGATTGAAGTAGGCGAAGCGGCTGCTAAGCAGTACGAGCGTTCTTCAAATGGCATCGTGGTTCCTAACGAGGTTCTACGTCGTGACTTGAACGTGGGCACAGCAACTGCCGGTGGCAACCTTGTTGACGATGTCCTGCTCTCAGGTTCGTTCATCGACCTGCTCCGCAATCGTCTTGCAATTGCTCAGGCTGGCGTAACAACGCTGACCGGACTGCAAGGAAACATTTCGATTCCACGCCAGTCTTCTGCCAGCACCGCTTACTGGGTTGGTGAGTCTGCATCACCTTCTGAGTCACAGCCCGCTGTGGATCAGGTGAACATGAGCCCCAAGACAGTTGGTGCTTTTGTTGATTACTCACGTCGTCTGCTTCTTCAATCAGACATCAGCGTTGAGTCAATGGTTCGCAATGACCTGGCTCGGGTGATTGCACTTGAGATTGATCGCGCTGCCATCTACGGCACTGGTTCTTCTAACCAGCCTTTGGGTCTAACCAATACCACCGGCATTGGTTCACAGACCATCACCACCTTCGGAACCTTTGCCGAGTACATCGGCATGGAAACCGATGTTGCAACTGCAAACGCTGATGCTGGCTCACTGCGCTACATCATCAATGCTGCTGCCCGTGGCGCACTCAAGAGCACTGAGAAGGCTTCTAACACCGCTCAGTTCGTTTACGAAAACGATCAGATCAACGGTTACCCCGTAATCGTTTCCAACCAGCTCGCTAACAACGATGCTCTGTTTGGTGACTTCTCCATGATGATCATGGGTATGTGGTCTGGGCTTGACCTGACGGTTGATCCTTACGCTGGCGCAACTGCCGGAACTGTTCGGATCATTGCACTGCAGGATCTTGACATTGCAGTCAAGCAAGCTGGCGCATTCTGCCTTGGCACCTGATAGCAGGTGACTTGTTCAATCGTTTCTGACTCATGAAGATTGAAATTCTGAGACAGGTAATGATCTCCGGGGAGTCCGTTTCGGCGGGCTCCATTTTGGAGGTTGAATACCAGCAAGCTGCAACTTTGATCAACCTCGGCAAAGCTGTCGAGTTCAAGGGAGAGGTTGAGGCTTGTGAAGCAAAGCCTGTTTCCAAAGAGGCGTCTTCTGAAGAGAAGGCTGCTAAGCCAAAGAGCACAACTCGCAAGAGGACTAAGGAATGAGCATCGGCAACACTCGCAGGGCAACAACTCTGCTCACATTCATCGCGAATGACGTGACTACAGCAACCAAAACTGGTTCTGCAGTTGATTTGGAGGACTATGAGGGTGATATCGCTCTCAGCCTCGACGCTGAAGCAGGCGGCGGCAGCGTTACCTACGCGGTAAAGCTGACTGAATCAGACGCCACTGACGGTACTTATACCGACGTTTCTGGCGCTGCATTCACAACGACTGGTGCAAATACTGCGCTAGTTGAACAGCTGGTTATTAACAGCGACGAGACCAAGCGATTCATCAAATGTGTCGTGACAGTCGCAGGTGGTACAGGCGCAGGCGCAGTCAGCGTTTTGGGTCTTGCCTCTCCTAAGTACGGCTGATTTGTTTCATAACCCCCGGATTACCGGGGGTCTTTTTTATGGCACTTGCCTTCACCGAAGATTTAGACGCTTTCTTTGATACGCCTGGCTTTACGGTTCCAGTCGTTCAAGGCTCAACAACAAGTGTTGGCTACTTTGAATCGCCTAACGAAATTATTGCTGACGGAGTTGTGTTGACCACTGATTACGCAGTTGTGGTCAAGACTTCTGATTTTTCAACCGTCTCAAGAGGAGACGCAATGACTGTTGAGGGTGTGGCTTATACGGTGCGCGAGCAAATGCTGCTTGACGATGGCAAAATTATGCGTGTGATGCTTATGAAGGATTGATTCGATGACAACAAAGCGCGAAAACATCCTTGCTGCTATTGAAACGGCACTGGCTAACACGACTGGAGTAGGCACCAGGATTTATAGAAGTCGTGTTGAGCCTATGACTAGGGGGGAGTCTCCAGCGATCATTATTGAGCCTGTTTCTGATACCCCAATCCAGAACACCAGCTTGCCCACGCTGGACTGGACTCTTCGCGTAAGAATTGCGGTGATTGAGAGAGGTACGGTTCCAGATCAAGCGGCTGATGACACAATTGAATCTCTTCACAGCAAGATGATGGCTGACCTGACTTTGGGCGGCTATGCGATTGATGTTCAACCTGCTCAAACAAGTTTTCAGCTTTTAGAAGCCGACCAGCCAGCTGGAATTATTTTCTGCGAATTTGAGATTCGTTACCGCACTGAAGTTGCTGATTTGAGTCAGTAGTCCTTTCGGCCTAGGCTAAAACCTAACGATGCTCTCCATTTACCATGGCAGATGAACACAGTGGTCAAGGTGGCAGTTACCTTCTTGACCCTGAAACAGGCGTTCGTACTTTGATTAGGCGCACGCAACCACAAACCCCATCAAAGGAAAAATCCGATGGCACTGCTACTACGCAAACGCCTGATTCTGATCGAGGAGGAGTCGACCTACGGGACGGATCCGACTCCGACGGGAGCTGACGCAGTTCTTGTTCGTGATTTGAACATTGTGCCTCAGCAAAGTGACATTGTTAGTCGCGACTTGATTCGTCCTTACTTGGGGGCTTCTGAGCAGCTGTTGGCCAACACTCGTGTTGAATGCACATTTAGTGTTGAGCTTGCAGGTTCAGGCACGGCTGGCACTGCACCGAGGTATGGCAAAGCGTTAAAAGCTTGTGGTTTCAGTGAAACTGTTGCTGCAAACACGAGCGTCACCTATGTCCCTGTCAGCACAGCTTTCGACTCGGTCACTATCCACTACAACGTTGATGGTGTCAGACACAAAGTGACTGGTGCTCGTGGAACTTTCACTGTTTCAGCGAATGTGGGTGAAATCCCAACACTCGATTTCACGATGACTGGAATCTATGTGGCTCCAGATGACAGTGCTCAGCCAAGCGTTACCTATGCGAATCAGGCTACTCCCCTGATTTTCAAGCAAGGCAACACGACTGGTCTCAACGTGATGGGATTGACGACTGCAAAGTTGTCGACTTATTCGCTTGATATCGGCAATGAGATCGTCTACCGAGAACTTGTGGGCGGCACTGGAGAAGTGCTTCTGACAAACAGGAGCGTGAGTGGAAACCTCAGCATTGAGGCCGTCGCACTTTCCGTTAAGGATTACTTCGCGACAGCATTGGCCGACACGCTTGGGATCATTGAGTTCACTCATGGCACGGCTGCTGGAAACATAGTCAAAGTTGACTCTGCTAGAGGCGACATTGCGGATGTCTCTTATGGCGATCTTGATGGGATTGCAATGCTGGAAATTCCATTCACAGCAATTCCTAGCAGTGCTGGAAACGACGAGGTAGAGATCGTTTACACCTGATCAAGCCTCTGTTGAGTTTTAGGGAGCCTTTTCAGGCTCCCTTTTTTTGTGTAAGCTAATTCTGCTTATGCACTTACCCAATGGCTTTTGTACGTAAAAAGGTAAAAACTTTTAAGTGGCCCGTACAAGTAACAGAACCAAGCGAAGATCGTCCGGGCGAATTTGACAAGTTTGAGTTTACGGCTGTATTCAAACGAGTAAAGCTTTCTGAACTTGAGTCTTTAGGGGAAGAGTCAGGATTGCCGTTATTGAAGAAAGTGATGATTGGCTGGGAAGGCATCCAGGATGAGGAAGGTAAAGAAGTGCCTTTTTCCAGCAAAGAGCTTGAATCGTTCTCTGACGATGTTGACTGGGTGAAAGCTGTCCTTGCGGCTTACACCAAAACTTACGAGGGAGCGGAAGCGGGAAACTAAGAGAGGCTGCGATTTATTGGGCGTCCGGCGGCAAAGAAGTCGAGGACAGCACCAATGATGATGCAGCTGCTTTTGGAATGATTTTGCCAAAGCCGGAGCCGACAGAGTCTACGGATTTTGAGGTTTGGGAAGAAAACTGGGATGCAGTCATCATGTTTCTGCGACTGCAGACCCAGTGGCAGGTTTCAATGAGTGGATATGTCGGATTGAAATATGAAGTACTGCTAGGTTCCGAAGGCTTGTTTGGCCTCTACAATGTGGAGGATCGTAGAGACATGCTTGAGCGTCTCCAGATAATGGAGGCGGCAGCCCTAAAGGAACTCCGGAAACGCTCTGATGGCAAAGGCAATTGACACTCTTTCCATCAGGCTTGATTTCAAGGCGGGATCTGGCTCTCAGCAGATAATTGACAAGATTGGCAATTCAATAAAAAACTTAAAAGTAATAACAGGCAAGACGGCTCCTTCTATTGAAAAAGTAAGAAGATCAATAAACGATTTTGCGAAGCAAGGAAATAAAAGCATTAGCACGATTGAAGGGCAGGTTACCGCCTTAAGAGCATTAAGAAGGGAAGCGGATATTAATAGCAAGGAGTTTAAAAAGCTAACTGCTGACATTGGAAAATATGAAAAGCAGCTAGCTAAGGCTCAAGGTCGAAGAGGCGGTGGTGGCGCCCGTCAGGCAACACAGGTGGCTGGTGCGGTTATTTCCGGTGGGATTTTTGGTGGACCAGAAGGTGCGATCGGTGGTGCATTAGGTGCTTTTGGTGGAGTTCAGGGTGCCTTCGCTGGCGCTGCTATTGGCGCTCAAGTTGGTGGTATTAGGAAATCTATTGGCGCTGCTGCTGATTACGCTTCTCAAATTGGAAAATTAAAAATCGCGCTTGAGGGCGTAACACGTACAACAGATGAATACACATCTGCACTTGCTACCGCAGCAAGGATAACTGATGAATTAAATGTTCCACAGGAAGATGCTGTTCGTGGAATAACCAGACTGTCTGCTGCGGTTAAGGGCGCAGGTGGACCAATAACAGATGCAGAAACAACATTTAGAAACGTCACGGTAGCAATCAAAGCGACTGGTGGCAGCACGGAAGATGTAAAAGGCGCCATTACTGCCATGGTGCAGGTGTTCTCTAAAGGCAAGGTCAGCGCAGAAGAGCTTTCTGGACAGCTTGGAGAACGCCTGCCTGGCGCTGTGACTTTGTTCGCTAAGGCGAACAAGATGACCTTGCCTGAGCTTCAAAAGAATTTGAAAGCGGGCACGGTTGGGCTGAATGAATTAATGAAATTCATTCAGCAGTTAGGAATCGAGTTTGACGGCACAGCTAAGAAAATTGCCAATTCAAATGAAGAGGCCGGGGCTCGATTGTCAGTCACGATCAGAGATATGCAAGCAGACATTGGCGCTTCATTGATCCCAATTGGCGCTCAATTCCAGGACGCATTTAGTGAGTTTATAAAAACAATTACGCCATTCCTGAGGAAGTCTTTGCCAGTAATAGGCAACCTTTTTCTAGGGGTTGCTAAAAATTTAGACACGCTTGCTGTTGCCGCCGCCTCTGCAATTGCGGCGCTATCTGTTATCAAAATTGTTGCAATAGTTACGGCAATCAAGAGTCTTTCTGTTGCAAAAATTACTCTTCTTCGCAACGTAGTTTTGCTTAAGAAGGGGATTATGGCTCTTAATTTAACTCTTCTTGCGAATCCTTTTGTCGCACTGGCAGCTGGCGCTGCGCTGTTGGCAACAAAATTATTCTTGGCTAGCAAGGAACAAAAAAGGCTAAACCTTTTAATAAGAGAAGGCTCATCCGAAAGCGTAAAAGCTGAGATCTCTTCTCTTAGGTCTGAAAGAGCGGCATTGGAGCCAACTGCCTATTCGGGGCAGACAGTCACAATTCAAGGTGAGAAAAGAGACACTGCTGCGGTCGCCGCAGCTAAAGCCCGTCTTGCAGAAATAAAAAAGGCTGAAGCTGGTCTGACCGAACGATTGCGCACCGCCGAAATAGACGCAAGGCAAGGAGCAGCTCTAGATCCAAGCCTTTTCCGTGCATATGATTACGGTGCTCCTACGGCTGAAAAAGACTCAGGCACTGGTGGCGGCAAAGGACCGAAAGACATATTAAAGCCACAAGCAGATGCATTGATTGCCGCAAATAATTTAAAGAGAAAAGGTGTTGAGATAACTAAAGAGGACATATTAGCGCAAGAAAAAATTGCAATAAAAGCGGCTCAGTCACTTCTTCCCCAAAAACAACGAGTAGAGATCAACAAAATCAACGTACAAGCTGCTAATGATATTTTTGCGTTAGAGGAGAGACAGAGGAAGCAAGCAGAAGAGAAGATCAAGAAGGAGCAAGAAAAAGCACTTGCTTTAACGCAGATTAGACTAATAACAGGAGAGATAACGCAGGAGGAGGGTGAGCAAGCAGAGATCAGACAGCAAGCCTTTGAGCTAACTAAACTATTCCCTGAGCAGTTTGAGTCTGTACGAGCTGCACTCGAACAAGCCGCAAGTCCTTTAGGCAAGTTCAAGGAGGGCTTAAGAGAAGTCTTCGACAAGGCAATGGATCTGAATACTGCATTAGGCGAAGCTGGCATCCAAGCAGTGAATAGCTTTGGCGATGCGTTTGCTGATTTTGTTGCGACAGGCAAGGCAAGTTTTGCTGATATGGCCAAGTCGATATTGCAAGACCTGGCGCGAATGATTGCCAAGGCTGCCATTTTTCAAGCCCTTTCCGCTATTCCAGGAGTAGGCAGTTTCTTGGGTCTTGGCGCAGCGAAAGGAGCTGTAACCAAAGGAATGACTCCTCCTACGACAATTCCCGGAGGTGTTGGTGCCATAGCAGCAAATGGTCTTGCAGTAGCCAGGAACGGAATTGTGCCTTACGCCAAGGGTGGCTTAGTCACAAAACCAACCTTGTTTCAGTACAAGCAAGGTGGTGTCGGCAACTACGGCTTAATGGGCGAAGCTGGCACCGAGGCAATCATGCCTTTACGTCGTGGTGCAAACGGCAAGCTTGGGGTTGAAGCTTCTGGCGGCGGGGTTAGTAATGTAGTGGTCAACGTTGATGCTTCTGGATCTAACGTGCAAGGTGACCAACCCAATGCTGATCGGCTTGGTAAAGCAATCGGTCAGGCTGTGCAAGCTGAACTGATCAAGCAAAAACGACCTGGAGGCTTGTTGACACGCTGATGGCTACTTTT